GGCAAAGTATAACCGCATACGGCTACCCGTCAAGCCCTTGACGAAAATATTTTTTAGGCTACACTTGCGCCATGAAAACCGAGCACGAACTAGCTTACCTTCGCCGGCGCCTGGGCGAGACTGTAGGGCTGCACCACATCATTGCAGAGCGCACAGGCGTACCACAGACCACGGTGAGCCGCATACACCGGGGCGCCGACCCGCGCATGAGTACGGCGGTCAAGCTGCTGGCGTACCTTCGCAAGATCGAGCGCAACGGGTCAAGGATCACGGTCGTGCTGGAGCCGAAAAAAAAACTTGCACAACCCCTTGACGACGGCGAAAACTCTGCTGCATAATTGCGCCAGACCTCGGCTAGCTTGGGAGTAGCTGACCAAGTGAACGGCGATCCAGTCCCGCCTGCCGAGTGCTCTATTTCAGGACTGCGAACTTCGGACTGCGCAATGCACAAGAAACTGAACAGCGGGCTCATCCGCATCGACGGCGGCACCCAAGCCCGCGAGTCGATTAACCAGGAAGCCGTGCAAGAGTACGCCGAGGCGATTGCCCAAGGCGCAACCTTTCCCCCAGTTACCGTCTTTTTCGACGGCGCAGAGCATTGGCTGGCCGATGGCTTCCACCGTTACCACGCGCACCGGCACGCTGGCCGCGTATCCATTGATGCCGACGTGCGCGAAGGTACGGTGCGCGAGGCGGTGCTGTTTTCGTTCAGCGCGAACGATGGCCACGGGCTGCGCACGACGCCAGCCGACCGGCGCAAGGCGATGCTGCGGATGCTCAACGACCCGGAATGGAGCCAGTGGAGCGATAGCGCGATTGCCAAAGCGAGCGGGGTTTCGCAGCAAACAGTGGCAAACCACCGCCGATCTATCTTCCAAAATTTGGAAGATAGCCCCCCCACAACCCGCAAGGTGGAGCGCGGCGGCAAGGTGTACGAGCAGGACACCACCAAGATCGGCAGGCAGACGGCACCCGGAAAGCTCAAGCGCGATCTTGACCCGATGCCCGAGGAACTGCGGGACTACGACCCCAAAGAGGACGATCTGAAAGAGGCCGCCTTGGCCGTGACCCAGCTTGCCGAGGAAAACGAGCAGCTTCGCACCCGCTTGGCGATTGAGGCAATGGACGCCAGCGAGGAGGAAAAAACCGAAGCAGCCGAGACCATTGCAACGCTGCGGGAGCGCGTGCGCCAGCTTGAGATTGAGCTGGATGCGGTGAAGGCTTCGCGTGACGGGTTCATGCGGGAGTCAAACGAGCTAAAACGCCAATGCGAGATTTACCAGCGCGCCTTGAAGAAGGCCGAAAAGGCTGGGGCGTGATGGGCCTTCAGCTCTACGATTACCAGGCTGAGGTTCTAGACCGCTTGCGCGCGGGGTTTCGCGCGGGGCACAGGACGCAGATGCTGGCTGCACCGACAGGTGCAGGAAAGTGTCTTGCTTACGGCACGCTGGTGATGCTGGCAAGTGGAGAAATCGTGCCAGCTCAGAATGTGCGGCGTGGCGACCGGCTGATGGGGCCAGACGGCCAGCCACGCAACGTCTTGAGCGTGGCATCTGGCCGAGAAATGATGTACCGCGTGACGCCAACCAAGGGCGATCCATACGTGGTTAATGCAAGTCACATTTTGAGCTTGCGCAGGACGCCTTCATCGTGCGCGTTCTACCTAGCAGATGGGCGGCGTATTGGCATCAATGATGATCTGGTCAATGTCGGCGTGGAGACGTTTTGGCGCAGCAGCAAGAGTGCTCGCCACAGCCTCAAAGGCTGGAGATCAGGTGCCATCCAGCAGTTTGAGCGGCCGGAAGATGATGTAGGACTTCTGATACCGCCATACATCTTGGGCGCTTGGCTGGGTGACGGCAAACTTGGTTCCGCTTGCTTGAGCAAGCCTGGCTGCAAGCTGGTGGATGAGTGGGTCGAATACGGTCGGTCGCTGGGGTACGGCGCGCGCAACGAAGCCGGCGAAAACAGGTGCCCCACGTGGCGACTTACACGAGGGCGCGACGGAACCAGCTACAACACCATCCAGAGCGGGCTCAATTTGCTGGGCGTGCTGGAATCCAGGCACATCCCTGACGCCTACAAGTACGGGTCGGCAGACGTGCGGCGCGAGTTGCTTGCAGGGCTGATTGACAGCGATGGGCACATAGACAAATCGGGCTGCGACTGGCTTAGCAAGTCTGAAAGGCTGGCCAAGGATTTTGCGTTCGTGTGCCGATCGCTTGGACTTGCGTGCTATCTATCGCGGCAGCAGAAGGGCATCAAGAGCTCAGGCTTTAATGGTTGGTACTGGCGCGCAACGGTGAGCGGCGACTTGTCGCAGATACCAATGCGCGACAAGAAGGCGCCAGCGCGCAGACAGAAAAAAAGACACTTGGTGCACGGAATCAAGGTCGAACCCATTGGCGAAGGCTCCTACTACGGCTTTGAGCTCGACGGAGATCGGTTGTTTTTGCTGGGCGACTTCACGGTAACGCACAACACTGAGCTGGCAATCGCGTTGCTTGAAGCCACGGCCAAGGCCGGCAACCGGGCGGCCATGATCCTAGACCGAATCGTGCTCTGCGACCAGACCAGCCAGCGCCTGCAAAAGTATGGCATCGATCACGGCGTGATGCAGGCCGGCCATTGGCGGCGCAGGCCCTATGAGCCGATCCAGATTTGCTCTGCGCAAACGCTGGAGAAAAGCGGGTCGTTCCCAGACCTCAAACTGCTGGTTGTTGACGAAGCGCACCAGACCCGCGCACAGACGGCAGAGTTCATCCGCAACAACACACACATCAAAGTAGTGGGCTTAAGCGCCACGCCTTTCACAAAGGGGCTGGGCCAGATTTACAGCCACGTGGTATCGGCAGTTACCACGAGCGAGCTGGTTGCGTCCAAGCGCCTAGCCCCGCTCAAGGTGTTTATCGCCAAAGAGATCGACATGACCGGCGCCAAGAAGGTGGCCGGCGAATGGGCGCAGGACGAAGTGACCGAGCGCGGCATGAAAATCACGGGCGACATTGTGGCTGCCTGGGTGCAAAAGACGCACGAGATTTTTGGCGGGCCGCGCAAGACCATTGTGTTTTGCGCTGGCGTGACGCACGGCGCCGATCTGGCCAAGAAGTTTGCTGAAGCGGGCTACAACTTCATCAGCCTTTCGTACAAGGACGATGACCAGTACAAGCAGGACGTGATCGCAGATTTTGCGAAGCCTGACACCGAGATTCACGGGCTGATCGCCACCGACATTCTGACCAAGGGCTTCGACGTGCCAGACACCATGATTGGCGTGTCGGCGCGGCCATTCACCAAGTCGCTGAGTTCCCACATTCAGCAAATGGGCCGGGTGATGCGCTCGCATCCTTCAAAATCCTTCGCTGCTTGGATTTGTCATTCAGGTAACTACGTCCGATTCGCGGAAGATTGGGACGAGGTGTACGCAAACGGCGTGACCACGCTCGACGATGGCCGCGAAAAGCCCAAAAAAGAGCCTACCGAGAAGGAAAAAGAGGCGGCCAAGTGCCCCAAGTGCTCTGCCTTTTGGCCGGCCCATGCGGATATTTGCTCATGCTGCGGCCATGTGCGCGTGCGGCGCAGCTTGATCGAGGCCGTGCCCGGCGAGTTGGTGGAGCTTTTCGCAAGCGGGCAAAAGGCAAAGCGCGAGGACAAGCAAAAGTGGTATGCCGAGCTGCTGTGGATAGGCCAAGTGCACGGCTACAAACCGGGCTGGGCGGCGCACAAGATGAAGGAAAAGTTTGACGTATGGCCACGCGGCCTAGACCCTGAGCCGGTGCCTGCATCCAAAGAGGTGATGCGCTGGGCGCAGTCTCGCCAAATAGCTTGGGCCAAAAGTCGACAACGTGAAGGGGCGACAGCATGAGCAATCGTCACACGCGCTGCGGCATCTACGCCATCACAACCCCAAATGGCACCAAGTACATCGGCAGCAGCAACAAGATCGAGCGCCGCTGGCATGAGCACCGCAGCAACCTACGCCACGGCAAGCACCATTCAATTCGGCTGCAGGCTGCATGGAATAAGCACGGCGGCGCGCTGCACTTTGAGGTTCTTCAGGAGTGCTGTGTTTCAGACCTGAACAAACTAGAGCAGGACTGGATAGACCGGCTGCAGCCTGAGCTCAATACGTCCACCTTTGTGAGCAACGTGTGGGCGAATGAAGAAACGCGTGCGAAGTTTCATGCGGTTCATTCGTCGCCAGAGTGGAGGGCAGAAAGGGCGCGCATTGCGGCAGAGGCTAGCAGTCGCTGGATTGCCGTGGACTGTAGTGATGGCCGGCATTTCAAGAAGATGGCAGATGCCGCTCGCGCCTTCGGAATTCGCAACGCTGGAATGAAGCATCTGGTTTTGACGCAGAGAGTGGGCCGACTCGGCGTAGCTTTCAAGCTGGCATCAGAGCAGTGGCGATCAGTCTTGAGTGTGCAAGAGCAACGCATGGCGACGATGCAAGCCAATGGAACTAATGTGCGCACCGCTGAGGCCCGCGCAAAGATGAGCGCATCTGCGAAGTCAAGGAAGGCGGCATGAACTTCATGGACTTCTGTTCGCTTCACGGAGTCACCTTGCGCCAGCTTCCCCCTGTTGGTCGCTGGGTGCGCGTGCCGACCGACGACAAGCCGCACAGCAAGAACGGCGCCGTGAAGTTCATGGGCGATGTGGGCTTTGTGCAGAACTGGGCGACTCAGACAGAGCCCGCCGTCTGGCGCGAGCAAGGTCAATCAACAGAGGCTGTGGCCCGCGTTCGGCAAATCGCCGACCAGGGCGCGCGGGAAGCCCGAGAGGCTGCACAGAAGGCCGCCAGCAGGGCGCAACACATCCTGTCCGAGTGTGAGCTCGCGCCGCATCCATATCTCGCGTCCAAGGGCTTCCCTGAAGACCTGGCGAACGTGTGGAACCGGGAGACCGACAACGTGATGGTTATCCCCATGCGCTGCGGTGGGCAGATCGTCGGATGCCAGCAGATCACGGCTGAAGGCGGCAAGAAATTCCTTTTCGGCCAGCGCTCCAGCATGGCCGAGTTCGTGATGACGGCAGGGCAGGACGGCGTGCATGTGGTTTGCGAAGGATACGCCACCGGGCTAT